CAGCGCAGTGGCTGCGCGGCTTCTAACTGCTCCTGATAGCTTCGAACGATTGCGTCCTTACCATTCTCGTTTACAAACTTGAGCATTTCCTGACCTCCTGCATCATCTTGCCGACGCTCCAGCCATCTGCCAGCGCTTCGGCGAACATTGACTTGACGTGAGGTGTATCCTCTTCCGATACCATTGGGAGTATTCTGCTAGAAACCGCTTCCCAACTTACGGACGACTTGTCGCGGTAAGCTGCTTCCTGTTCCGCAGACAGAATCACTAGTATGCCCTGCGTAACGTTTGTGGCTGTGGTGAACTTCTTGGCCTTAGGGTCAGGGGTGGTGTGCTGTATAGGCGCCGAAGGTTCTACAGGGCTTGCCTTCGCAGGAGACAACACAACCATCGGAGTAGGAATGTAGTAAACGTTGTCTTCGTCCGTCGTCTCGAGGCCTAACATCTGCCTTACCTCTGCCCTGGTTACGGCCGACTTCTCCCAGCCAGTCATCAACTCCTTAAGCCTGGCCTCACGCTTAAGGAACCCAGGCACTTTGGAAAAGTCGTACTGGGCAAATGCCGTCTTGCCTTTCAGGGAAGCCCTCCACTCCTGTTCGAACATCCTGAGTTCAGGAATGAGGACGGTGTCCAGGAACATACGGTAGTCGGTCTCTTTGTTACTATAGGTGCCTTGCACTACCTGCGGACGAGACTCGATGAGGTTCAGCGGAACGCCAAGAACCATAGTCATTCGGCTTTCGTTCCGGGCATCCAGATCTACCATGCCCAGTTCGTCGAACGTAGCCGATATGCGTTGGTAAGTAGCGCCGCGCCCCAGCACCACAGGTTCCAGCCAGTTCTCGGAACCCCCGTAGGTCTCCATCCACCGTTCTTTGGAAGCGTCGGCAATCTCCGACGTGATGGGAGCCTCTATGGATAACAGCCCGCGAGGCATTGTACCAGCGTCGAAGAACCGCTTGATGAAGGCCGTCGCGGCGTTGTCTACATCCGCGGGCCGTGAAGCTGGCACAAGAGGAGACAAACCCTTACCCAGCCCTGCTCTCCAGTCGTTGAGGTTCGGCAGCCGTACGTGCATTGTGTCTGTAGCCAAAAGCGGAAGGCCATCTTCAAGGGCAACTCCCGGCGGTGCGTAGACAAAGCCTAGCAACGTGTTATCAGTATTGCTGTAGGCGTGATATACCCAGTCGGCACGGAAGGTGTAGAAGGCTTCTGGAAACTCCCCTCGGCCAACATACCTGAACCAAACGTAGGCGTTTCCGAAGACGTTGAAGTTAACCAGGGCTTCGGCTTGTAACTCCGCGAACGATTGGTCAGGGTTGGGGGTTGCCAGCAAGCGCGATAACTCGTGGGTCTCGGGCAACAGTTCTGGCTTGTCACGTGTGCCAGTATAGGCACGCAACTCCGCTTGGTATGCTGTACGAACCTTGAACATGATTGCGGAGTAGATTATGGCGTTCCCCTCGAAGCCTTCGTCTACGAAGGCCTGCCCGTTGACAAAGCCCCAATCCACTTCTGGCAGCCCCGACGGCCAAATCCGGAAACGACGCAGGCCGGCGAGACCGCCAACGAACATCCGCGAAATGCGGGACTTAACTCTTGTTAGTATACTCATAGTTTCCTCGGCCTAGCCAACGTATAAGGTAGGGTACAAAAGCAACTCGGCCCCGCACCAGACTAGAGCGTCTAACCTGTTAGGGCTTTTCTTGTCAATCGGCTGCCATTGGCACATCTCATCCTCAAGCATCGGAAGCTTCCCTACATGATGCCCGCGGCTCCTCTGGTAGATAACCGACAAAGGTTCGGCCCTCGCCCGCTTGCCTCTCGAAGCATGGACAAGCTTGACTGGCACGTTCGGATCCACACTATGAATGACCGTCTCCACCATGTCCCCGCCGAAGTTTGCCTCAGCAACCACAAGGTCGGCCTTGAGGTCGTAATACAACTCCACCACTACTACGGCCCACTCGTTGGAACTAGCCTGAATACTTCTGTCTGCTAATGGGTAGAAGCCTGGCAGGTTTAGGTAGTCAATCCCGGCTGCTATGATCCCGCACGCATCCCCAGTAGCACTTCCCGAAGGGTCAACCCCAATTACAATGCGGCACAAGTTAGGTGCGACCTTTACTCTGTTATCGTCTACCCAGGTTCGCTTCCACAAAGCGCCTGGGGCGTCTGCAATGTCCTCGGCCATGATCTCTTGCCTGTAGCCGATGTCGGTCATGTCTTGCGATATGTCACCTAGGGCCAGCTTGCTAATGTGCGGGTTGTCGAAACTTGTAAAGTGGAAGTACGCCCACCTTCCTGAAGTATCCTTCTCCGCCGCAGCGTACATCTTGGCAGCGTGCCGAGGATCCTTCGCCTTCGAGGCCCCAGACCGTGCTAACGAAGGCGGCGTGTAAAAGAAGAACGATTGGCCATCGTTATCGAGGAGCATCGGAGCGCCTACCAAAAGCCAGGCGTCCTCGTTCATGAGTTGATACTCGTCGAAGATCAGAATGTCGGCGTAATCTCCGCGTAGCATGTCGGCGTTCCAAGCCGTCTTCGCGCGTATGTGGCCTAGCCCCCCACCGTCGTCGCTGCGCCACGTCTGTGTGGCCCCACCCTTAGGTCCGATGCTGTGGCGGGACTCGTTCTTGTCCAGCGCACCAACCGCAATTGGATCTGCCAGCGCTCGGCATGTTTCATACCAGAACGCTTCCAATTGCTCGCTAGTCGGCGTCGTGTAGAGTACTCGCTTCCCGTCCAGGAAGGACGTGACCGCGATCCCTGCGGTCCCGACCGTCTTGCCGGAACGCCTTCCCGCCCTGGCGATGACGCGCTTTGCCTTGCAGGTTATGAAGGCAAGCTGCTTCTCGTGGGGCCTACGGAGGTGAACAATCAGTTCTGGCATACTCTTAATGCCACTCGGTCACATCAACATCCAAGAAAAGGTACCCCATTATATCATCCACGTCTACAAGCCACCCTGTGAAGTGGATGACCTGTTTCTTGCTGAGTTTGGCAGCGTCGTCTATCGCCAAACCGTTCAGGTGGACCCGACTGATAGCCCCTATGTGAATGTCTACCATCACCATGCCACTGCTGTAGACTTGGTCTATTTCGCCTTGCCCACTTATGAGTTTGCCTTTCAAGTCGCTCACAAAAGCCTTCCACTGCAACTCGGTATAGCTAGTGCGATCTACACCAAGGCTAACCAATGCTGTGGGTGTAGGCATAGGCGTGGCCGTCGGTATCTTTGTGGGTGTAGGAGTAGGCCCAGCCGTCGGTGTCACTGTGGGCGTAAGCACAACGGTAGGCGTCCCTCGCACAACAGCCGTCGGTTGAACGGTAGCTTTCGACACCCGTGCAACAGGCGCCTCGTCGCGTGTGCCATAGTTCGGCAATATAACGATTGCCGCGCAACTGGCAAGGATCACCATCACCATCACAAAACAACCAGCCTGCATGCAGCCAAAACAACTAAAACTATTCTTCCTCGTTCCAGACATTTTAGTACCTCCCTAATTTTTGTTATTCGTCGTACACAACGCGAAAGATGATAGGCTTGTTACCACTCGTAATATCTACGCCGTCCCCAAACTCCGCGCGTCGCTGCCGGGAAAGCCACCACATGGAAGTCTTGATGCTACCATCCTCGATATCGCTGACGAGGTTGTTCTGAGCCATGTCATGAATTCGGTTCATCTCGTCTTCGAAGAACTCTGAGATACCTGGCTTGTTAAGCCATGCACGCGCAGTCTGGTAGTGGCAGCCAACACGCCTACAAACCTCGCTTATGCTACCACCAGACTCTTTGATGGCTTCGAGAAACTGTTCTTCCGTATAGCGCTGTCCTGAAACCTTCTCATAACTCATCGGTCTTATCCTCCAGGCACGCTAGCCTGGGACGTCCAACATGCAAATGTTTTATTCGGCCCCAGTGTAATAGCAGGCGAAGCATTAACGCACCTTCCGTCTTTGTGAAACAGGCAACCCACCTCACGACAGTCAAGCTGCACTGGTTGGTCTTTGCACATTGGGTAGCGGTCAGCCAGCACGTCTCCGAAGAGCATCGTCCTGACTGACTGATAGGCGTCTACGTAGTACCTTGCAACCCCCGAACCTCTGGCGCGCTCCTCGCGCCAGAGGTTAATGCAAGTGTCGAGATAGTTCTTCACGTTCTCTTGTCCGAAGGGGAAGTTATGCATTCTAGCTATCCTCCCCCGCAGGGTAGAACTCGGCGCCCTCGGTGAATAACCAGGCCACCAAGAGAAACTCGTCTGGAGATAGTCGGTCATCCATGTTCAGCTTGCTAAGGGTATTCAGTGTAAGAGGCTGGAAGACAACCGATACCTTCTCTTCCAACAATTCTGCATATTCGTCACGAAACGAGTTCAAAGCTGCCGTGTCTATCTCGACGGGCGCATCCTTGAGGGGGTTAACTGGTACGTCCTGCTTAGCGAAGGTGTAACTGCCTGGCATATCAGGAGACTCTGTTGCATACTGCTTCAGCAGCCGCACTCTCGACTCGTTGTGCGCTTGTAGAACTTCCATAATAGGCTTGCGAACCTGCGCCATCCGGAACATCGTGCTTTCCTGCTTGGGGCGGCAGCCGAACAGCTTATCCAGCACTGCGCTTGCGTTTACGACGTCTTTCAGTTTCAGTTCCATTTTCCTCTCCTTTAGAGTAACCATGCTATCAGAGGCGATACGGTGGCCGCTATTCCAGCGGC